TTACGGTCAGTGCAATGTGGCTTACTGCATGACATCTTAAACAGGTGATAAATACCTCATCATTAATCTTTGGAGTAATAGCCAGAGGTTCATTGCATAAATCGCAATAGATAACAATATCCTGCGGTTCTTCGAACTCTCCGCCCAGGATGGTGGCTGTGCCATTATCAAATACTACCATTTCACCCATTATTTTCCCATAACTGCTAGTAGGTCATTTACTGTGATGAGAAAACCTCTGCTCTTATTTGGAGGAATCTCACAATTGATTTCACGACCATATTTATTTATGGCCTGAATCACATTTATTGTTGGAATCATTAAAACGCTTTCTTCTAAGACAAAAGCCCAATAATCGGCTTCTGTGACTGCAATCCCTGAAGCCTGCCAACTTTGCGTGCTGTTGTACCAACACTCAACCTCTATGTATAAGTTGCCAGTTTCATGCCATCGACGGTCACGTTTGACTTCAACCGTTTTACCGTTCGTAAGCAATTCCTCAACTAACTGCTCACCTGCATAGCCATAACGAAAATCGAGGTCAAAAGAGGAAAGGCTCGTCATCCTCTAACCTTTTGTGGCTGCCATTGTCCGTTTGCGTTTAGTTCTAGCCAAATGCGCTCTGGGTCACATGGCTTTGTCTGACCAACCTGGTAAATACCAGATTTGTAACAACAATCCCACGCAGCCCACTGCTTGCCATTCTTGCCTGTGCCAGTGCGTAAGATTCTTTGCTTGCCGCAATTACATAGCGGGATGTCCTTGTCAGTTGTACCGCCTATAATTTCCTTCACGGTTGCAACCGCTTCAGCGGATGTTGCAGGTGGTGCAACAGTTTTAATTGTCCAAGGGTCCTCTTCATTCACGATAGGGATATATTCTTTGGATTTAGGTTTTGAGAGTTCGACTCTCGCCATGTCTTGAACTGTTGGTTTGTGTTTTGTTTCGAGGATAAGTGATAATGCTCGGCCAATCGCTGACGTGACAGTATCTTCAACGTAAAACTTACGCATCGAAGCATTAAACGTACTTGCATCTCCAAAAGCGTAATCGACAGCAGCAGGAAGCGTATTGAATAACATCTGTGACAATCCTTCCGACTGGGAACGCCACCTGAAAACGGCGAATCCTACTATTGATATCTTCATACGAACTTAAATCAAACATATAGTTCATCCTCTTCTGTTGCTAGTTCGAGAGCGATTGCCAGATAAGCAATTGCATCTACATAGGAATCAACGTGGCTTGGGGTTTCTTGGATTCGGCTAAGTTTGACTTCGACCATTGCAAGACAAGCCTGTGCGTCTGTGATTGGGAAATCGAATAGATTGGATAACCTTGCAGATATCCGACCTTGATTAATTTTCGGATGGCCGTAGATTGCACCACGATTTTGCATAATGTCGATTGCATCGATTAGGGCCTTAGTTGCTTTCAATTATTCCCTCCAAAATTCTTGTCTAGATACTGCCCGTCCTCGTAAATAGCCGTCACGATGACCTTGCTCTTTGCCAATAGTAATGCCCATGTAATAGCCAATAGTTGTGAATAAGATTCCAAATGCGAAACACCAGAATAATGACATTAGTTGCTCCAACACATTGATTGATAATCAGTGATTAAGCACCATTGACCTAAAGCATCATCAAATAGGACTTCATAACTGTTGCCAAAGTCCTGAAGGATTGTGCGTGCCGCCATGAGGTTGGCGTAATTGTCAAACCAATAGATGTAATCAAGATTGTAATTAACCTGGCCTTCGAAGCGTCCATCCTGTGCTTCCCAGCCATTGCCCTTGAACTGCATCGAGGTTTCGTTTAGATTCTCAAAATCCTCTGCCATGTCCATATAGATTGCTTTCATTGCGCCCATCTTTTGCCCCTTTTCCCAATTCGTTCGATTGGTTATGGCATTAGTGTTGCACGGATTTAGGCTGAGTCAAGGCTATTTTGATAACGAAATGGTAACAATTCTCCATCGTCCATCTGAACGTCAATATCCCTGCGTACAGGGAAAATGTCGCTAGCGAGGCCGCCCATATCGCTTACCGTGGACTACGAACGTGCCATCCTTTTCCACATAAATCAAGTCAACTTGGACATTCTTGCCTACTTCTGTAACAATGGCAAAGGCTTGCTGCCAATTGGGCATAGAAACGTATTTGGCGGCCTTTACGTTCATTGCGTGTCCCACTTCAACTCCGTGCAGTACGCGCCTCACAGAGCCGTTGTAGGCCTCAGAAACGGCACTTCTGCCCGCTCTATGCGTGTGTCCCATAATGGTTGATACGCCTGCCTTTTTGGCTTGGTTCAACGCGCTCATTCCTGGGTTTGGATTAAGCCCACCTAAATCGCCATGGACGGCTATCCACCCACGCGCTATTGGAAAGGCTTCTTTATGAAATTGAATCCCTAGTTCATCGAGTTTCATAAACTTCTCAAACTTGAGTTCTGGCAAAGATAGGAAAGCGGGAATCTTCTTCATGATGACGTTATACAAACGGTCAGTGTGGTTGCTACGCACTGAATGTGCTTCCTTGGCGTATTGTGTCAATCGCCATAATACGTCAACCGTGTGGTCGCGGTCATCCGCTAGTGTCTGTTCGTACCAGCCTGGAGTGTTTTCAGTCCAACGGCTTATCTGAGGAAGGTCAATCTCATCTCCGATAGTAACGACAGAATCGTGCTTAAACGCTTTTGCAAATAATTCAAAATTTCGTACAACATGTGCATCCTCGTACGGGCACTGAAGGTCGGGCCAAACGATAGTTCGTTTCATTCATCCTCATCGTCCTCATACCAGTCTGGCTCTGGGATATTTGGGTTGATTGGGTTAGGCAGTATCCATTCAGGATATGCGTTCTTCTCAACAATGATGGCAAGTGCCAAATCAACTGGGAAACCTGCGCGGCGTAATGCACGGTACATCTCATGCACTCCGATTGCCCACGCGTCTAGTTTGGAATAGCCTTCATCCACTAATTTCTTAGTTGCTTTTCTTGCCATAAGAGAATTGTTACCTCTCTAGAATACGAATTATTGTTTCGACACGCGCTTCTAATGCAGTTATTTGGTCGCGCATAGAAGAGCCGCTATTTGGCTTTAGTTCGTTTAGATAATGCTTTACTAACCATTTGACTGCACCAATAAATGAACCAATAACGGTCAGCGCAACAGCGACAACAGCCGTCCAATCTGTTGGACTCATGAGATTTGGTCATCGGACGGGTCTAGGTACTTAACAATTGGTGCAACTAAAGCAGATGCAAGAACTGCATATTCAGGACGAATATCGGCAACTAGCGCAAGGCCTAAAGTAATTGCTGAAACTGCAACAGCCTTGAGGTAAGACTTAATTGCGTTCTTTGTATTTTTATTCATTTGCATTTCCTATTCCTAACATCGGGGTATCGAACCAAGAACCGTTCTCATCGCCCTTTTTAGTAAAACTGATATGGATATGCTTATCGTGGCGATTAATGCCAGAGTAAGTTCTCCAACGCCAAAATGATTTAACACTGGCAATTTTTCCTGAGTAAATGACGTACTTGATTCTTTTATCGCGCTTGGCACAAATGCGTATTTGGTCGGCAAGATAAGCACCTGTACTGGCTCGTGAGTCGAGGTCCTTATCCACATCAATAGCCCTGACGTAGCCGTCAACCTTATCGGGAAGGTGGTCACTCGTACCTGCTCGTTGATGGCGCGCATCGCCTATCCAACCATCAGACTTTCTGTCGCGGTCTGGAAACGCATCATCAATCTGCTCACGAAGTTGCTGCCCTGCTTTACAGAGTATTGGCTTCATCTAGACTCTTTAGATATTCCTGATAATCAGGATTGTCTGGATTTGTTCCAAAAGATGTACGCACACCATCTTCTTCATACCAAATAACTGTTGTTCCCATAAACTCTTCAACATTGTATTTTCTCATTATAACTCCGCATTAAAGGCTATAGATGCTGACGCATTATTTGTTCTTGCTCCACCTGCTTGACCTGCCACGCTTGAGATTTCGCTCAAGTTATAAATTAAAGCAGTTTCATTAGTTGCATATGCTATAGAAAATGAATTAAATAAATCAGTTCCAGCATTTCTATCTACAGCATAATAATCTGTTCCTGATGTTGCTACTAATGATGGTGCTATTCGCATTGAAACAGGAAAGAAAACACCTACATAAAGTTGAGAACTGCTATAAAAAGCACCTATGCCAACCATTAAGTTAGTAGCACCTGAGAGCATTACATTGTAATACCTCTGACAAGCAGCCAATTCACCTTGAATAGTTCCTGTTGCAGTTTGAAAGGCTGTGGCTGTTGAGCCTTGTTCAACTTGCCATCCCCAAGTATCTACTAACAATGAACTTGCAATGCCTGTTGTTGAATAGAGAGTGATTGAAAGATAACTCGATGTGCCAATAGTTTTGCCAGCAATTGAAGGAATATCAACAGTAAGTGTAAAACGCTGCCAACTAGTTGTAATACTTGGGCCAGTATATGTATTAACAACATTTGCTGAACCGCCTGAACCAAAGATTTGTGCTACTTCAATGTTTGTCGATGCGTTAGCCGCACTTGCTTTAATCCAAAATGAAATGGTGGCTTTTTGTCCTGCTAAAGTTGTAACATTTTCTATATTTTGACGATAATTCCACACGCTAGTTGTGCTGCCACAAGTTAATCGAGCAAAGTAATTCCCCTCATACCCTGATACTGGTGCCGTCCCAGGTGTAAATGCTTGGCGGCTTACAGTTGATGTACCTGCACTAAAAGAGCAACTAGCAAGAAATCTATCTACCGTGTATATAAATGCACCTGAAGATAATGAGATAGATGTACCGCGTTGCCAATGGTCAAAGGCACCGTTGATGATTTTATTCTTGCCAGCAGCCCATTGTGCACCACTAGCAAGGTTTACTGTTCCAGTAATATCATTGACGTCGCTACTGGAAAAAACGTCTCCGTTGGCGTATGTCGTTTTCATTGGCCAGCCTGTTGCCATTAGCACACCTCTTTCATAGGGTCAATTCTAGTACATAACATCGAGTAAAGGCTCCTGTGTGGTCAATGTGGTTTTCCATGTGTTAGGGGTGATGCTGTGGGCTATGCCCTGACACTGGAGCTTCTTCACAATGGTAGTGCCAGACACATTCACATTGGTGATTTCCATTGTGTCAAAGTAATCAAGATCCAAAGCTGCAACTATCCCAGCCCCATAAGCAAGGGTTACTAAGTCAAGCGTGATGGTATCGATGCGGATTGTAGTGTCTTTACGACTGGTGACATAGGCAGTTGCTAGGGCTAAGGCATTGGCATCTGTCTGCATAAGCATGTCCGTGGCTGTAATGGAGTGTAAGAAGTATTGGGTCACAGATGTGGCATCGGTATAAGTCTGAACTGTGCCACCAATTCTAGTTACGCTGGCTGAGTTCACAATGGTTTTATCATCGTGAGCAAAGGTAATACCAGCGTAAGGAATGTCTGAAGATCCTGTGGCATTAGAGAATTTAGTAGGTGCTACGGCCTGAGCATCATAAACAAACTGACGGTTTTTGAACACAGCGTTGCCAGACTTGTCCACATAGAAAGCGCCTTGTTCTGTGAACTCTGCGGTTTGAATAGCCGCAAGGCCTGTGCGCACTGTTGCAGGATCAGCTACACAGGTTGTATTGCCTGTCTGAATTGATCTCTGGCTTAAAGGCCAGCCCACTGTGTTGAGAATCTTGTCAATGCGTGTTCCTGTGTCTTGTCCTGCTGCCTGTCCTGTAACAGTTGTGACATTGGAGTTAAACAAAAGTTTGAACCCATCCGAGCAGATTAAATCAACATATCCAATTTCTTGATCTCGCGGATATGTGTAAAGATATTCCGTAATATAACCTTTGAAGATTCCATAATTTGTGCCACCGTAATCAGCTGAGATTTGAATAGAGCGTAAAGGTACTAGGTTTGGATAGTAAGGGCTCGAAACATTCTGTGGATTCCACGCGCCTGTTTCGTCAATGATGCGAACTGTGGCTGTACCTGATAAATACTGGTCTTGAAATAAATTGCGCTCTTTGCGAGTATCAATCTTAGACACTTGATTAGATACATCTACAATGACTGTAGAGCCAGAAGCAAGTTCAGCAAAACCTAGACGGCTAGATCCCAACACGAAGGGTTCCCCGAAGGAAGCACCGCCAGTTAGGTTAATTTTAACGATAGGAGTTGCTGGTAGTGCCATTATTTGTAACTTGTCGAGAAGGTAATTGGGATTCCAGAAGATTGATTATTGTAAATACCTTGAGTAATGGCATTAACTAGATCGCGCTCTGTTGTAACTGATCCACCAACATTCACGCTGACAATGTAATTGGCTGCTCCCTGTGCGGCATAACGAGCACCAGAGAGAGCTTGAGGCAATGCAAGTCCAGCGTTTAATCCCTGCGCTAAAGAGGCAGCAGCAATAGATTCGGTATTAACATCAGCGGCAGTATATCTGCTCATTGGTGTTGGTGTTGGTGGAACATTAGCAAGTTGAGCAAGTTTGGCGAATTCAGCGGCCATCTGCTGAAGCGTTGATAACCATTCCGTGAATGGATTAGGCACATTACCTAAGTTGATCATGTCTCCTCGAAGCGCTGATAACTTCTGAGCATTGGCAACTAGGCTGCTAGAAAGGCGAGCGGCAGCACTTAGGTTTTCTTCATTGATTGCTGCTTCTAGATCATAGATGTCTTTCTTTAAGGCAATTCTGACTCGTTCTTCTTCTGTCAGTTTGCCTTGAGCAGCAGCAGCTAACTGGATGCCTTCTTCATCAAATACTTTTTTGCCTTGAGCAAGAACTAAAGCAGCTTTATCTAAAGCGGCCTGCTTTAATTTGTCAGCAGCTAGTTTCTTTTGTGTATCTAATTGCTTATTCTTAAGAGCGTTTAATTCTTTCTGTCGTTTGATTGCCGCTGCTTCTAAAGCTGCTAATGCTTGCTGTTGCTTCTTTTCGCTGAGAGTTAGCGTAGGTGTAGGCTTACTTGCAGCTGGTGGATTGATACCAGTTTGCTTTCCTACAAAACCTTCAAAGATATTCTTAGGTAGGTTCTTTAGATTTCTTAATACGCTAGTTAATCCGCCACCTGCTGTGCCTATAGATAGTGTCACAAAGTTAAAAGCCTTTGCTAATGTCTCAATGGCTTTGGCTGCATCGCTGGCTTCTGTGCCGCCACCAAGACGAGCTAGAGCATCAATTAAACCTTCGCCAATAATCTCTGATGCGTTGCCTGTGGCTATGCCTAAGACTTCCATTTTGTAGGAAGTAGTAGTTAAGTAATCTTCTGCCGCGCCTGCTGATCGATTAAGTATAATGCCTAAAATGTCTGAGAATGATTTAGTTTTTAATTCTGCCTGAGTCAAGCCTGTGTTGTATTTTACTAAACCGCGAGTAATTCCAACATAGCCTTTACCTAAATCTTCTGTGACTGTAGCAAGATCAATGCCAGATGCGCGACTGATAGTAATTGCATCATTGAGAAGTTTTTGAGACTGAGCCAATGAGCCTGTGGTGGTCAATAGGCGCTGAAACGCTGGACGAAGAATATCATCTGCAATAGCAGCAGACTTCTCAAGATTGGCTATGTACTCAGCAATTTGAGGATTAGCAAAACCAATGCCTAGATTTTCTACAGCTCTGGTAAGTCTTAGGGCTGCTGCCTCATCTTCAGCAAAAGCCTTTACTGATGCCTTGCTGTAAGCAAGGATGGCATTTGCACCAAAAGCAATACCTGTTGCAGCAGCTAACTTTTTGACATTGCCAGTTAGTTTCTGTGTTGCTGTTTCGGCTTGCTTAAAAGCCTTCTTGCCTGTGAACTCCGCCGCAATGTTAATGGCTACATTGCTCATGCGGCTCTCCTCAAATCTACTATTTCTGTTCTCTTATTGAATTGAGCAGTTGTATTTTCAATAGCCTTAAACACAGAAGCGTTAGCTTTACCCTGAGTCTTAGCCCACGCTCTAAAGATTAAACGACCCATCATGCGATGGTCTCCCTTTTTGTTAGGGCCATAGAGCTGACCAAGATTAGAAATAAACTGATTGCCAGCATAGCGATTCACGGATCGAGATACACCCTTGCTTGAACCACCAGCTTTAGGGCCTACCCAATTTTGACCTTGACCGTTCTTTCGGCCAGCAGTCTCATAGATAGCACCAATCATGCTTTTGTTCTGGATTCTGATTGTATTGACAAAGCCATTGCGATTAGGTTGAGAAGGTGTAGTTTTGTAGATAATGCCTCTGCGAATTACGCTTGAGTCATACATCGGAAATCTTGCTTCAGAAAATGCTCTAGGTTGCCATCCACTCATAGGAGATGAAGGCGGCACAAATGAACGAGCTTCTGCAACTACTGGCTTGAGAATTTTGCCAAGTTCTTTGGTTAATTCTTTAGCCAAGTCTGGAGCGTAATTAGCCAAAGCCCTACGAAGTCCGACCGCGCCCACGACTTCTGTTGGCATCTTTGATCTCCTTCGCTTCGTCTTTTAGACCTTGCAGTAGTGCCTCTAGCATTACTCTGTCTAACTCTAATAAATTTTGTGGCGGGATCTGCAACCTAATACTAAGACGAGCTATTAGGTAGGTGAATGGCAGATCTCGCTTTATGCTAAAGGGTCTGAGTCTAAAACCTCAACACTCTTAAGTGTTTCGATAAACTCAATCCCAAAAGGTTTTACAGTTTCACCTGACCTGCGAGTAATTTCCCAACTCAACCAATAGACATCTGACTGCTTCTCATCCAAGCGAAAAGCTTGATGGAAACCCTTTTTAGCATATTGTTCAAATGCGTACTCCACTGCTGGAGTAATTTCGCCTTCTAATACGCTTCCATCTACACGAACGATCTTCAGTCTTGCCATGATTTGCCCCTTTGTTAGTTGTTTAGAAAGTACCTGTTGTTGCTACTGCAACTGTTGAATTAGCAGTAAATGTAATCGATTGCATACCGATGCTTGCGACATCTCCCGAAATATCGGTTGTATTGTTGATGAGCAAACTGACGGTATATAAAGGGTTTGTTGCAGAGACTGCTGTTCCCTTTGTTTGTAGGAATACAGCTGTGACTGTTGTACCCCATGCAGCTTGAAGTGTTTGCAATACGCTTGCAGAAGCTGTGTCGTTTAGGAAGTCAATAGTTACAGTTGATGATTCCAAACCTTTTACAAATTTGTGAGATGAGTCACCCATCGCGGTCACCTCAAGTTCATCAAATACTCGGTTAATTGTTACTGCTGTTACATGGTCGGAAAGATCAACGGAGTTAATTTTGACCCCGACATTGTTATTTAAGAATACGGCCAATTTTTATTCCTCGTCTTTCTTAGTAGATGCTGGCTTTGATGCTGATGGTGCAACCTGTCCGATTTTAATCAGAAAGGCTTCGTTCTCTTTTTCCCAATCGGACATGGTTATTCCCAACTTGTTAAAATGGATACGGACATCTCGCAGCTGAGCAGTTCCCCACTGGCAACATTGAGAATACTTGGTGCGCTTACCGCGCCTACATTATATGTCAAAGATGATTGTGATAGCTTCTTAAACACGGCACAAACGAAATCTTCTATGCCATTCAAGTTGCCTTCGTTATCGAATAAAGCGGTTGTAATAATCAGACGAAAGTTAGCCATAGGACTAATGCCTATGTGCTGGTTGTTTGTTGGAACAATGTATTCATCGGCAGGACTGACGATTACTGAATTGGCAAGGATTGTGCTTGGTGGAAAAGCAAAAACTTGATACTTTGTATTATCTACTAAAGCGGTGGCTAAAGTAGTTCTAAGGGTGGTAATTGGAACTGGCATTTAGCCCACCATTGAAGTTGGTGCAAGCGCGTGAGCTATCAATCCTCTGACCTTAGCGAGGAGCTGCGCACTCATTCGGTAAGGTGAGGGCTGGAAATCAACTGCATTTGAGCCGCTAAGAGTCGCGGTTCTTGCTTGCCAGATTTCAACAGCGATCATCAAAGCTGCGTTTTGAACTGCTTGATCTAAAGTCCAGTCCACATAAGTATCTGCTGTGACTACACCAAAAGGTTGTACTGGATGCTCTACTGCTGGAGTGTTATTGTTTCCAGTAATGTTGTAAGTGATGTTGTAATCGCCTACTCCAGTGAGAGTCTTTGATCCATTGTGCTTAGATCCGTTGCCACTAATAACTACTGTCTGACCTACATAAAAAACTTTTTCTACTTTGTCTTGAAAGTAAAGTGTGCCTGTGGTTGCTGTGTTGCTATGTGCAATGTTGTATGTTGTGTTAGTCCAGAGCATAGGCAAAAGGACTGCATCAGCAGCATCGCACACGGATTCCAATACAGAATCTTGATAGAGCGTTCCCACCCCAAGTGTGCTGCGAAGTTCCGCGACAGTCGTTAATGCCATGATGATCCTTTCTAAAGACTCTCAGGGGTAGAGGGCTACTACCCCTGAGAGCGACTTAGTTACCTATTTATTAAGTTAGGTTGAACTTGCGAACACCCTTACCTGACTTAGCAAGGTAAATTGCTAGGTATCCGTAAAGGTTGATTTCGATTTCGCCTGATGTTAGAACATTTACGCGAAGTTGTGTCTGTGGTGATTCCCAGACATAAACAGATGATGGAGCAACCAAGAACATTGAGTTATCGACTACACCAGATGTTGAGATGTTGTGATCTACAATGAGGTCAGTTCCAAGAACATTTCCGCGAACAGATGAAGCTACTGCTGAACCTGATGCGTTTTGTGTTGCGCCTTGAGCTGAGTACAATGCGCGGCCAGTTGTATCCGCGAATCCTGCAATGGCTGCCCAAGCATCGGTAGAGGCAACTAGCTTGTTAGCAAAGTCTCCGCCTGTACCCTTGTAAGCTGCTGCGCCTTCTACAGAAATGAATGATTGCAATCCAGCTGCTGTTGCTGCTGTAGTTGCTGCTGTTGTACCAGATGCTACATAAGCAGCTAGAAGTGCTGCATCTGTTGCCTTCTCGTAAGATTTTCTGAGCTCAGCCATCAAAAGTTCCATAAATGCAGGCTGGCTGCGGTCGATGAGTTCGAAGCTCACACGGTTTAGCGCACTGAACTTGTTAATATCGATTGTGTCATAGCTTGAAGTCATGCCTGTTTCAGATGGTGCTGCACCTTCGTTTGTGTCAGCTGTTGTTGGTGCAACATCTGGAGTGCTCGCATTGGTATAAAGGCGAGGCACAGTGAAGCTCATCCCACTTGGCAAAAGAGCTGATCGTGTTGCTGCTTCAAATGCTGGACGGCCAGTAAATGTGTCAGTAATGAATGTGTCTAGGTGTGGTGCAAGTGTAAGACCAGTATTTGTTGATGTTGAATCATCTGCTGCGCGAACTACGCGGCGAGCTTCATCATCACCAAGTGCTGCCTTGATGTTTGCTTCTAGGTATTGTGCTGATGTAATTGGTGCTACGCGCTCACGCACGAATGTAGTTGCTGTTACCACAGGGCGAGCAGCTTCAACCGCTGCTGCTTCTACTGCTGGTGCTGCAACTGTCTCTGGAGTATTTTCCACAGCTGTCTCGCTTTCGGTTTCTGTTTCGGTTTCAATCTCAACGATTGTCGTATTGATTGTTGTGGTTTTTTCTTTTGTGCTTGTTGCAGCTTCTACATCTGATTCAGCTGCTACATCAATTACTTGAGCAGACTTAAAAGCTGGCTCTGTAACTAATGAAACTTCAAACAATTTAGCAGCGGATACATACATCACGCCGCTCTTGTTCTTTGATTTAATAACTTCAACCCCTACGCTAAGGCCACTCTGTAACCCTTCCTCAGCAAGTATTAAAGCCTCAGTGCCTCTGTTGCTACGGCTAATTTTAAAGCTACCAAAAATGTTTCCTTGAGAATCTTCTGAAAAACTTGTTGCTTTTCCTAAAGGTTGTCTCATGTCGTGCTGATTAAGTAATTTGATTGTTTTAGGATCTTCTGGAAGTGCAATAGCACCCTTCTCAAAGACCACTCGGCCAGCCGATGTGTTACCGATTTCGCCTGTACCTGCTGGAACTATCTTGCCTGAGATTGTGCGTTCTTCTACATTGGCAGTTAATTCAGCAGAGAATGTAAGGATGTTTGTCATTAGATTCCTTCACTTCCGTTTGGTGTTAAATCTTCCATTTCCATAGCCTGCTCAAGTGTGATTAGGCCTAGAGATAGCATCTTCTCAAGCACTAGCAGTCTTTCCATTGGATCAGTCTTTAGGAAAGATGAATCGACATCAAAGCGCACAGAATTTCCTCTGGCGGTAATATCATCCATGCTGAGTCTGTGAGAAATCGCATTTACATAAGGCGCAACACTGAATGAGAAAAATTGCTTGCGCTCATCTAATACATTTGCATAGGTCATTGAGTTGTTCATCTCTGCTGACAATAGGTATGCAGGGATGTTGCATAATCTGGCAATTTCGGTACTAAGGAACTGTTGCGCGGTATCGTACATCATGTCTTTAGGTGAAAAGGATGATGGAGTGTATTCCAAAGTAGAAGTTAAGTAAGCAGTTGCACGATTTTGTCTAGCGTTCTTCCATGCTGCTAACAATCCTTGAATTTCTTTAGGATCTAAATCTGCACCATTGTTTTTAATAACGCCTGAAGGCATTGGAGTAGATGCCGCTATAACAGCTGCTTTGCGCAGATCAATCGCGGCGCGGATAGTTTCACTTCCTCTTTCAAGGATGCCTTCATCAAATGCTTGAAATGTTACAATACTGCCGAGACCAGACATAGGCACTGCAACTGCATCAATGTAATACTGAGTGACAGTCGTACCGTATAAATCAGTTTCAAATGTTACTTTAACATTCGGAATCCACTGGAAGCGAGATGGTCGGCCATCTTCTGCATAGACTTCTGTAACTTGCCAGTAAGCAACGCCATACATAAGCAAAGAATCTACAGTCCACGCCATTGTTACAGAACGAGGTTGATTGATTGCTGGTTGATCTACCCAGAGAGGATTACCTAGTTCTTCGCCAGTTGAATTGCGATATAAATTCATTGGGAGATCAGCAACGACAGAGCTTAAAAGGTTTCTGCATCTAGCGACCGAAGGTACAGACATCGCCTCATTGCGATTAACTCGTGGCAGGATGTAGTTATAGAGAGAGTTTAGATTCTCTCCCATAATAGTTGGTGCGTATTGCGCAAGAAGCGAGTTAGCCTTTTTAGGAGCTTCTGATCTACTAAAGATACCCATAGACATAAAGGATACCATTTGTCAAGTAATTAGACAAACAATATGGGTGTGTCTAAGTATAAATTTGCGGTTTAGGTTGAGGCAACATTAACTTCGATACAACCATTGCCAAGCCGATAGGTGCTGAAATGTCTCCAGCAGACTTGCGTTTAATAATGCGCCACGCAGAGTCATTGACTTTAGCTGCACAGTTATTCATCTGTTGAATCAACTCAGACTGGCCATTGTGGACTACTCGATGATTGACCAAACCTTCTAATAAGTCACCGCAGGCCTTATAGAACTGCTGACCCGATACATCCTCGACCATTACACCACTTTGAGCAAGTCTGTCTGCAATAGTCTGTGTAGCGTATTTATCGAAACAAACTAGACGAGGCTTATAGATGTCAGCCCATCCTTTAATGCTTGCAGCCATCTTTAATTCGTCAATGGCTACTTGAGAGCTGTAAGTCTCTAAGATCCCAATGCCAATCCGCCCATCTGGCAAAATTTGTCCTGCGACCAATGATCCATTGCGCCGAGACGGACTGACATCGAAACCGAATACAGTATAAGCCCCAGCAGTCATTTCTAATGTGCTATCCGATGTTTCTTCCAAAACCCCATGCGGCCACGGACTTGAAAGGCTGTCAATCCACTGGCAAAGCGTTTCTGTGCGAGTATTTTCAATAGGAGATGTCGCAATCGCTTCTTCAATAGCTTCTTCTGTAATTGTGTAACCTAAAGACGGATTAGCCATAGCCCATGCGTTGCGATCTTCTATCTTGCAGTATTGGGGAGCTGAGTACTCATAGAAACCAAAAGACTTAGGCGGATAGGAGATAGCGCGCTCTCGTAGATCATTGAGCACTGTGCTAAAGGCATCGCCAGCGTTACTGCACAGTAATGTGTGTGAATTAGGGTGCGCTCTGGTTACTGGAGTCGCAGCTCTAAATCCTTCTTCGCTAATCTCTCGAACTTCATCAATAAATAACAATCCATTAACGGATCTACCGCGTGAACCGTCTCTGGTTGCTGCTACAACATCTAATCGTGTGCCGTTAAGCATCTCGATTGACTCAGTGCCATTTGCATAGCGGATTTGTTTAACAAAGCCTTTGAGATGGTCATTGTTTTCTAGGATGTCTGTAACTTGTCTGAATGTGTCCAGAGCCATGCTTCGATTAGAGGACATGATCAAGACATTGGTTTCCCACTTGATTAAATGAGCCAAAATGAGCATACGCGCTAAATGAGTCTTGCCATTCTGTCGCGCAATCAATAGCAGGTTTGTTTTACGAATCCATTTACCTTTTGTGTCCACAGTGAGCATATCTTTGAGCACATATTCCTGCCACGGCAATAAAGGCATCTTAATAATCTCGCAGAGCTGTTTGACATCATCAATTTTAGATTTGCCTTTGAGAGG